AACGGAAACGCAAATGGTCCATTTATTTATACAGGATTTAAACCTGCTTTTGTTTTAATTAAAGCTGATTCTAATTATAAGTATTGGTATATGTTTGATAATAAAAGAAATGAATTTAATTTAGTGAATACAGGCATAAATCCATCTTTACCTGATGCAGAAAATACAAACGATAATATAGGTTTAGATTTTGTAAGCAATGGATTTAAAATACGAAACAGTGCTACTACATTAAACCAAAGCACAACGAATATGGTTTACATGGCATTTGCAGAAAATCCCTTTGTTGCTGACGGGAAACCAACAACCGCAAGATAATAAAAAAGGGGCTTATGCCCCTTCTTCGTTTGGTTCTGAAGTCTCAGGTGGTGATTCTAAGTCTTGTTGTAGCCTCGAAGTATAACCCTCTTTTGCTAAAACTAATCTGTCCAAAGCTCTTCTAGTATTATTAATGTCTTGTTCTAAGGCATTTAACTCAACAACAAAAGCTCTTTGTAAATCAGTCATTTCAGATATGATATATTTCTTATCATTCAACACCAACACTGGTTCTTCATTTGTAATTTCTGTACTCATTTAAATATATCCTGCCAGTTTCCTTGTGTACTTGCTTTAGCATACTCAGTAGCACGATTCTCAAAAAAGTTGGTATGCTCAACTGCATTGACTTGCATATCTATCCAAGGCAAAGGATTTTCGTCAGCACTATGAAAGATATTCTTCATACCTAATCCTAGTAATCTTCTATCCGCAATATAACGAATATACTCTTTTACTTCCTCTGCTTTAAGATCTGGAATATCTGCTTTATCAAAACAAATATCAATAAATTTATCTTCTAGTTCTACTACTCTTTCAGCAGCACAATAGATTTCATACTTTAATTTATCTGTCCATATCTCTGGATTTTCTGCAATAAATGTTCTGAAAAGTTTGGATAGACCTTCTACATGTAAAGATTCATCTCTTATTGACCATGTAACAATCTGTCCCATACCTTTCATCATATTATGTCTTGGGTAGTTCAATAGTATAGCAAAACTACTAAATAACTGAACTCCCTCTGTAAATCCACTATAAACTGCCATTGTTTTTGCCATTTCATGTGGACTATTCATGTTAAAATCTGTAAGATAATCATGTTTTTCTGACATCGCTTGTATATCAAAAAACTCTTGGTACATATCATCAGATTTTCCTAATGTCTCCAATAGTAAGGAATATGCTTCTTGGTGTACTGCTTCCATAGCAGCGTAACTTACTAGCATCATTCTTACTTCGGGTTGCTTAAATGTGGGTAGATAGTGCTTAGCATATCCACAACACACATCAACGTCAGCCTGTGTAAAGAACTTAAATATATTGTCTATAAGTGTTCTTTCACCTTCTGATAATTTTTCTTTGTAATCCTTAATGTCATCTTGAAGCGGTACTTCATCTGGTAACCAATGCATTTGTTGTTGTTTTTTGTAAAACTCAAATGCCCAAGGATATACAAAGGGTTTATAATATTCTCTTTCCTCTAGTAGCATTTTATCCCTCGCACGCTAAACAATCTTCTTGCTCAAAGATTATTTCTCTCTTTACTTGAGAAGATACATTATCAGCTCTACTGATAGCTTCACTCCTTAAGTAGTATAATGTTTTTAAATTTTTAGCCCATGCTAACATATGTACATTGTGTAGATCTCCTTTATTTACATCAGGCGGAAAGAACAAATTTACACTTTGAGACTGACAAATAAATTCTTGTCTCTGTGCAGCGTGTTCTACTACCCATGCTTGATTGATTTCTACAGCAGTCTTAAAGACTTCTTTTTCTTCTGGCGTAAGAACATCAACATGTTGTACACTTCCTTTGTTTGCAACTATATCTTTCCATACATTATCTGTATTCATATCTTTATCAATTAATAGTTGCTCTAAGTATTTATTCTTTTGTAAAAATGATCCACTCTTTGTTTTTTGAGTAAATGCATTTGCACGAAAAGGTTCTATACTAGGACTTGTGTTTCCACAAATAATACTAGAACTTGCATTTGGAGCAATGGCTAGTAAGTGTGCATTTCGCACTTCACAAGAGTCATCATCTGGACACGCTCCACGCTCTACGGCGAGTCTACGAGTTTCTGCTAAAGAATCTTGCTTTATGTGTTTAAACATTTCGTAGTTCTTGCTAGATGCCATAATACTCTCAAATGGAATGTTATTTCTTTGCAAATACGCATGAAATCCCATTGCACCAAGTCCAATACTTCTCTCCCTAAAAGCACTGTACTTTGCTTTCTCCATTTGACTTGGAGCATTATCTATAAAATACTGTAGTACATTATCTAACATTCGTACTAAGTCTGGTATAAATGCTGGGATCTTAGACCATTCGTCAAAGTACTCCAGATTTACACTTGAAAGACAACATACTGCTGTTCTTTCTTCATTTGTGGCAAGAGTAATTTCAGAACAAAGATTACTATGATTTACATAGAGACCTTTCTTCTTTTGGAAGTCTGGTAACTCTGCATTAACAGCATCTTCAAACATGAGATAAGGCTCTCCTGTTTCCATGCGATTCTGCAATATTTTTACCCACAGTGTTCTTGCAGACACTGATTTTTTCACTTCTCCACTATGCGGATCAATTAAGTCCCAAGAATCATCAAAGTCTTGTTCCTTAGTTGCACGGTGTATCTTTTGCATAAATTCATCACAAACTACAACTCCATGATGTAAGTTTGTACATTTACGGTTAACATCGCCACCTGTTGGTTTACGAATGTCTAAAAATTCTTCTATCTCTGGGTGAGTGATATGCATATATCCTGCATAGCTGCCTCGTCTTGTAACTCCTTGAGAAAAAGCTAACATTTCTGCGTCAACTACTTTCATAAAAGGAATCGCACCAGTGCTTTCTGAGCCTTTTGAAGTTGCTGTTCCTTGTGAACGAACTGCACTCCATGAACCCCCTATGCCTCCTCCGAAAGAAGATAAATATGCGTTTTCAGTATAATGATCTGTAATACCTTCTCTACTATCTTCTACATAATTTAGAAAACAAGAGATAGGCATACCCCGTTGTGTGCCTCCGTTGGACAGCACAGGAGTAGAGAACATAAACCATAATTTACTTGAATAATCATACAAGCGTTGAGCATGGTCATCATCATCTGCGAAAGCTGTTGCTGCTCGAGCAAACGCCTCTTGTGGTGATGATTCTCCTGCCACCATATATCTATCCTCTAGTGTTTTAAGACTAAACTCTGTTAAAAGTTTGTCCTTACTATAATCTATTTTCATTTAAGTGCCTTTTTAAAGTTGAATTAATAACTTCTATGTTTTGTTCTCCAATAGCTTGTTCTGAGTAAGTAACTAAATCCATCAGCTCAACGTTTGTCAGAAGTTGTTCTGCATTTTCATTGAGGTTCTGAATATATTTATACTTTCCATCGATAGGACAAGCATCGTAGATATCAAAAACGTCTCCATATTGTTCCATTAGCTGTACTGCGCGCTTTGGACCGATTCCAGGGATACCTGGTACATTGTCCCCCTTGTCGCCAGTCAGACATTTGAAAGTAATATAATCGGGAATATCAAAATCATAATGTTCATCCCAATTATGTATCGTTGTTTCTTTTCTAGTAACTGTACTAAAACGAGAAACTCTATCACTGATAAGCAAGTCCCAGTCTTTATCAGATGAAACCATCCAACATTCATCAAGTCCATACTTATCAAGATTCATACTAATGTATGCTGCAATATCATCAGCCTCAACTCCCTTGAATTGAAAGACTGGATATTTTTCTTTGAGTAATGTTAAAGTATTACTAAACTCTGCCATAAACATCGCAAACTCTTTTTCTTCTTGAGGAGTTTGTTCTGCATACTTTTCTTTACGGTTTGCTTTATATTCTGGGAATATTTCTTTCCTATAAGAACTGCCACCGTCAGCAGTAATTATGATATTACCTGCGTTGTATGATTTAGCAAGACTTTCTACTGTTCTTACATAATCATATTTGAAGTCTAAAACACCTTGATGTTTCCACCTAAATGCAATATTGAGACCATCAACTATCAGCAAGTTCCCATTTTGAATTGGGTTCCCAAGGTCTGAGAATGTTATCGCCATTTGTAAATTGTATCTCCTCTTTTTCTAGCCAGTGTTCTGCGATTAGTATATAAGCACCTAGCCAGGCAATGTGCATATAACGCAATGTATTTTTTGGTTTTCGTACTGTTGCAGCAAAGAACTTTCCGTGGTTCTCTCTAAATATCAACAGTGGTTCTTGTTCCATTTGTTGTGCTTGTTTACAAAGTTTACTCCACCACTTGAAAAGATTATTACTTTTCTGAGTGTATATCTTACTATTGAAACCAATGTCTTTATAGAACTTGACTTCAACAGTAAATAAATTTACTTTGTCAGGCACCATACAATCTCCTTTGATCTTTCCACTACCAGATCCTGGAGTTTGTACCCATTTTTCGTTTGTAAGTCGTTCAAGCATAGATAACACTTGTTGCTCACCTCGATTACCTTTCTGTCTAGGATTAACCAAGTTCGAGCCTACTTACTTTTTCTTCTTTTACTACTTCTATCTTGGCTAGTAGTGGGTGTGTCCAGCCATGTGATACTATGTAAGTATTCAAATTTTCCTCTCTTAGTAGAAGTTCTACTAGTCGTTCCTTCCCTTGCTCGTCTAAAACATTTGTTACTTCGTCTAAGAATAATACATTTATTTGAGACTTAGATATACTACTCATTAGTTTACGAATTGCTAAAAGTGTTGAAGTGTTAACTCTTGCTAACTCTCCCGCACTCAAAGCTAATATATCCACAGTTTTGCCATTATCATCTATTTCTACATTTAGTTTATCGTTTAATACTACAAATTCTAAACTAAACCTACCATCTGATAACTCAGCAAGGTATTCATTTGTTAATTCTTCGAGATCTTTTACCAAGTTCTCAATCTTATATGCTAGTAGTCCATTTGTACTAAAAGCTTTTTTAAGTATATCAACGTTGGCAAATCTATCATTAGAGTCCTCTAACTCTTTCGTAAGATCTGTATGTTGATTTTCAAAATCTGTTTGTTGTTCTTCAATAATTGAAAGTCGAGTATTGTGTCTTTCTCTGCGATCGTTTTCTTCTATTACTTCGTTTACTCTATCTTGTCTATTGAGTATTCTCTCTTTCAATTTAATAATCTTATCTTGCAGTTCTTCGGAGTCTGGAACTTCTAAAGGTAGAGTCTGGTCTATGCTTCTATATATCTCTTCCCAAGTATTTATCTTTTGTTCCATTTGTTTGAGCATTTTATTTGCATCATTAATATCTGCAAGTTTATCATTAGCTTCGTCTAGCTTTTCAGAGTAAGCTGTGCGAGCAGTTTGATGTTTGTGGAGCTCCTGTTGTATAAATGTTAAATCTATATCTTGACCACAAGTCGGACACCCAGCGTCATCTAGCTCCTGTAAGTCCATGTACTTTTTAACCATGCGCACTTCTTGTGCGCCTCGTGATTTTATCTCTCCAATATCTTGCACTAACCCTTCTGTGTCTTGCCATTCATTATTGTCAACATACTCTTTCGCTAGTCCTAAATCTATGGACTCTAACTGGCTTTTGTATAAATTATTTTGGTTAATTTTTTTCGTAATTTCTGAAATATTTTGGAATTCTAATTGTAAAGAACGTAAAGACTCTTCATCTTCTTCTGAATAAAATGGTAATTCTAATTTTGGAAGTAGTGATGTATCTTCCAAATAATTATCTGATAACCACTTATCGATTGTGTCAATTTTCCCTTGTATGTGAGAAACGTCTCCAGCTAAATTTCGTGATAATTCTTTAAAAACTTCAAAGTATTTTACATAACTATCTAGTTGTAATAAATCAATTAAGAATCTTTTACGATTAGTGTCGGTGGCAGTCAAGAACTGTAAACTAGCATTGGTATTCTGATAAACAATCTGTGAGAAAGTTTTAAAGTCTATACCAATAATCTCTTCTAAAGTCTTGTATGTATTTGTAGCTGTATGACTGGATATATCATCTCCGTTCTTGTAGAGTTTTACTTTTATATTACCTCTACGAGTAACTTCAATTTTATACTCATCATCTACAACATCAAAAGACAAAGATATATCATAGCCTTTGTTGACTTCACGATTTGGTATCTCTGCTTTTTTAATCCCTTTTGAGTTTTTGTTGAATAATACTTCTTCAAGAATTAAGGGTATAGAACTTTTACCAGCCCCATTTGTGCCGACTAATTGTGTAACTATGGATTCATCTAAGTTTAACTCATTTCCTTCACCATAACTAAAACAATTACTCCATTGTAACTTCTTTAGCGTAATCACTAAACACTCCTAAAATATTTTTAACTTTACCATCATCTAACTCTAATATATAACTTAGGTATTCTCCTAATTCTTCTTCTATTGTCATTTCTTTGCCAAGTATTAGAGTTGCCTCTGTCTTTCTTTTTATAACTTTTTTATCAAGTAATTCACTATTTTTGATATTACTTAGATCAGATACATCTCCTTCAATTTCATATATAGTATGATCAAACATTGTTTGTTTCATCTCACTAGGATCTGTGACTGTTTTACGAATTAACTGTGGTAAATGAAATGGATGCCATGTCCATTCAAATCCCTTATTATCATCTATTATTAAATATCCTGTTTCAACATTATTTCTATGAAAACTTGTAGTCATAGGACTGCCAGGATATACTATATTTCTTTGTGTATTACTATGTGCGTGTAAGTCTCCTGCAAATACTACTTTAAATTTATCAAAGCGTGATAAGTCTACTTCAGGTTGTACATGAGGTGGTATCTCTCCACGAACATGAGTAAATAATATTTCTGTATTTATATCTTCAATACTTTTCTTTCTATGCAAATCTGCATAAGGCAGTATTGCATAACCACTAAAATCATCTATAATAGTTTGATCTATAACTTTTACTAGTGGATTTAATTGTTCTGTGACTTTTTTTAAATTTGTAAAGAATGTTTTGTTTTTGCGTGTCGCTTCGTGGTTACCATCAAATATAATAGTGCGCACTGTGACACCCTTTACAAAGTCAAAGTAAAGTGTAAGTTCATCCATGCTGGGGACTCTATCAAATAAGTCCCCACCAATGATGTGCAGATCAACTGTTTTTTCTAAGTCATGAACTTGTTCAAAGAACATCTTATACCGAGAGCAAGCCCAAGGTAAAGGTACATTCTTTTGACCTAACTTAATATGCCAATCTGCAGTGAATAGAATCATTTTGGAAGACCTTGTTGTATAAATTTACCGATAGTTTGTATATCTGCATCAGACAACATAGCCGCCTGCCCCCACATAGTAGATGACATTGCACCTACTGTTTCTCTATTCTTATATGCGTATAGTCTTTGAGTAATGTAATCACTACTTTGACCTGCAAGAGCGGGGAAGACTGCCATGCCTTGACCTTCTTGTCCATGACAAGCTGCACAGCCTGCCCATAAACTTCTAATGCTACTAAACTCGTCAGCGTTAGCTAATAATTGTTTATTTCTTTCTATTTCTACGACTGTACCATATGTTTTCACATATTCTTCATAGCACTCGCCATAGCAAGCACTGTTTCTTGGTCCGCCTTTATATTCAAGGTTATCATAGGCAACTGCCATAGTTCCACCTAAAAATAATAGAAAGATAAAAAATTCTTTTTTCATTATGCTACAAATTCCTCGCCTGGTGTCCATGAACACCCTGTTAAACCACCAGCTTTTAGAGCTTGGAGGGTTCTTAAAACTTCATCTGCGTTTCTTCCTGTATCTAACGCATTTACTGATACATGTTGAATAATTCCATCAGGATCAATTATGAAAGTTGCTCTATAACATACTCCATTATCCTCGTCAACTATTCCTAGTTTATGAGAAAGTTCGAGACCGCAGTCTGCTGCTAGAATATGTCTAATTTCTCTAATGAGAGCATTGTCTTTTTTCCAAGCAATCTTACAGAATTCATTGTCTCCACTCACACCAATAACATCAGCTTCAAGATTTAAGCTGTCCATTGCTGCTATCTCAGTGGGACAAATGAAAGTAAAATCTTTTGGGTAGAAATACATTACTGTCCATTCGGCAAGTAATACATCTACGTCAATGATGTCATTAGTTTCATTCACACCTTGCATAGAAAAATCTGGAAATTTATCGCCTACTGTTAACATGACTATCTCCTATGTAATATCGAATTCATCGGAAACAGTTTCGTCTGGAGTAGAGTTACTAGCTCCTTCACGTAATCTGTCAAGTAGTTCTTTTTGTGCATCCGCTGTTGGTCGAGTAAGTACTTCGTCCATTGACTTAAGATCTGCGATGAGTTCCATCTCAGCATCATCTAAAGCTCTAGGTTTGCATTTTAGAGCCTGTAGTTGGTATTCAACATTGTAAGCCATTGGTCCTGTTTTAACTCTCTTAAAGTAAACATCCCAGCCAGTTTCTGGATCGGTTGGATCTCCAAGATCTTCAGCCGCAACCATTATCTGCTCAAGCAGTTTTTTCTTTAAGTTAAGTACTTTAACTTTTCCATCATGGATACATTGGATAGCATAAGACCAACCGCATTTAAGTTCAGGATGATACTCTCTCACCCAGTCTTTTTCTACATTGGTAAATGCTTCTGTGTTTCTATCGAATGATAGACACTCGAATGGTAAATTCTTACCGTTTTCGCCTTTCAACCAGTAAACATAGCGAGGAAGCATATCCCCAACCATTCTTACTTTGTTGTCGCCTTCGACATATTGATAACTGTCGATTTTATTCTTTTGGGCTTCGCCCTTGGTTTGATTAAATTTTATTGCCATTTTAATTCCTTTAAAGTGATTTCTTCAAACAAAAAATGTATTCTGTCATTTTCTATTCGTAGTAATCTGTTATTTTTAATACTGTCCTCGTTCCCTGTAAAGTGAAGGAGGTCTAATGTGGTATCTTTGTTTTTCTGATATTCAAAATAATTACGCAAGGATGCGATACCTGCATACTGTGCAATCTCGCCATCTGAATATCTCCTACGCTGAATGAATAACGCCTCTGGGTTCACAAGGAATGAATCCCCATGAAAACTTTTAGTCCAGAATTTGTATATTCTATCATGTCTATTGACTGGTGGTAGCTTATAAGTAAGTATATGAAGTATCGTCAAAATATCTTTGACACTCCCGTTGCTTTCCCTTTTTACTTTTTCCCAATTATAGAATAACATATTATAACAAACTTTTAACTCCGTGTCAAGATATATTTTTTCATGCTATACTTCAAAAACCTCATAACCCTGTCGCATATAATATCCTCTTCTCGCCGAAGCCTGCTTTCTAGCAGTTCGACCATGTAAGTTAATATCAACTACTTTGGGCTGTTGTTTTCCGTCATACATTCTTATTACTCGCCCGATTAATTGTGTGAGCAAAGGCTCGTTATTTATGGGCGTCCCTAAAATGAGACAACTAAGGCAATCTAAACTGATACCTTCTGAGAAGATACTTTGTGTTCCAAACAGAACATCTTTGTCAGTAAAAATTTCCTTAACCATCTCTGCTCTCTGCTGGTGCGGAATATCTCCAGTTACGCAGATTGCATTATCTCCTACAAGCCTTGCACAGCTTTTTAGGAAATCTACTCTATCGGCTACTACTAGAACTTTATGACCTCTTGCTGCGTAGTTTGCGGCAAGCATTGCGATCATATTTTGGTATTCCCAATCAAAGGCAAGTGAGTTAACTCTTGTAGCCCAGTCAACATTGCCGTCCATGAAACGAATACCTGAATTTATAATATCTACACTAGGTGTAAGATAGTTTTCTTTGGGTGGTTTAAATACTGTACTAGAGAAATAATCTCTAAACACTACATGTCTTCCGTCTTTTCGTTGTAGTGTTCCTGTTAAACCAATCTTGTTCTTTGCTCGTGAAGCATCAACAATTCGTGTAAAAGTTGGACTACTTACATGATGCATCTCATCAAGTATTATAGTACCGAACTCTTTTGTGATTTTATCGATATTTCGATATAAAGTTTGCACATTTCCCACGACAAAAGGGGAGTCTATATCAAACTTTCCCGAACCGATCACACCCGCCGTAACCCCGAAGACTTTTTCTACTTCTTTTTCCCATTGTCCTCGTAATGCTAAAGTGTGGGTAACAATTAAAGTTTTCTGTGCTAACTTATTTGCGATAGCTAACGCAGTAAATGTCTTACCCCAGCTTACCCAAGCGTTAATTATACAACTGCCTTGGACTTCATCATACACCGATTGCTGTGAATCTCGTAAAGTAAACCTAAAGTCAAGAGGTTCTATTGGTATCTCGATACGCTTATCGACTATCTCGTAATCGTTTGGAATTAAATCCATTCTCCCTATTGGTAAGGTCACTAAACCTGCTCTCACTACGCCCATATTCTTAATGATAATAGGTGGATCTGTAGGTCTACGAGGCGGTATACTGTATGTGAGTTCTTTATCGAGATACTCTTGGTACTCGTTACTGCACTCTATGTATATTCTGTTGCTTAATACTGCCTTCATTGTGTCCTTGTTTACGAAAAAACTCTAAAGGGCGAACCAAAGTATATGGTTGGGAGAGTCCATAAAATTAAAGTTATGGTCGCCCTTCGAGTTAATTATTTAAAATAATTTAAAATGTCCTCTAAGTTTGCATTGATGACTACGCACTCGCAATGATTCATATATGCATCGTCGGTATCATCTCTGTATCTTTTCGATAGAAAGTCATATCTATGATGTCCATTTATAATATAGTATTTTCCAGCTTTTGCAGGACATACTTTTATTGGATTTCTATAAAATCCACCACTGAGACGCATTTCCATCTTCTTGGCAACTTTAGGATCTCTGTCTTTTTGTGTTGGTAACAAGTCTACATAGCGTATGCTTTTTACTGTAAAAGAAAAATCAGATCGTTCAATATCCGTCATATGCACTTGTGGCATATCTTTTCTCATGTATATCATTAGTCATCCAACCCATGAACGTAATTGTCGCTCTTTTCGTTATAACCATAAAAACTTCCTTCTTTTTCTTCTGCTAGATTTTTGAAAGGTCTGTATAAATCTTCCCATTGTTCGTCCATCCAGTTAAAAACATAATCGTCAAATGCCTCGCCAGGTACACAATCATACTTTTCATGGTAATCCCAATGATCAAAGTTATCGTCTTCCCAGTCTGGAAACATTTCTAACATATCTTCGCCCATTTCTGCATCTTCTATTTCTTCATAGTCAGAGCCAGGCACTCCTTCATCCGCCCAATGTATTTGTATTCCAATAAAGTTTCTAAACTCATCTTCATACTGATGTCTAATTATTACATCTGGATCTACTTGTGATAAATACTCTACTAGATGTTGACAAAAAGCACTTACTGGTGACCATGCAGATATTATATTTACATAGTCATCAGCACCATCTTCAATGTGTGCCCACTTTGCTCCTACATTATCACAGTACCAATTATAAGAATCATCTTCATCATACTTCGGCATAAAAGATAACTCGTCAATACCAACATGTTCACTAATTAGCATTGGTTTACCTTCCCAGTCTGTAGTTTCTCTCTCTACTGTTTTGTTTACTACTTGATCTGTAAACTTATCTACTACTGCTTCATTTCCTATTACAGTAATATAATTTGATACATGATTTGCCATGTTATCTCCTATTTAAACTCGGGACCGTGGTACCACTGAACTAGTGAATACCTTTTCCCTCTTTTAACTTCAGTAACTCTGTGTTGTAGAAACGAAGGAAATACAATAACTGTACCTCTTTTTCTCAACTGTCCCAAAGGCATTTTTAGTTCTTGCCCTTGTGGATTTTTTATTTCAAAGTTACCACCTTCATAATCTTTCGGATGAGATAAGTTTACTGTAATAGACAATTTTCTAAAAGGCACATTTGGATTCAACGAAGAATCTGTATGCCAATTATAAAATCCACCTCTTTTATACTCACCAAACTGTATTGTTTCTTTGCCTGTTACAACAAAGTTCCATGCCTCTAGGTTTGCTAGTGTAGCATACCCTTGTAGCATTGTCTCTAAAAAATGTCCTTGCGGAAACCAAGATACATTTGTAACTCTTGTTTTATCATTTTTTACTTTATTCTCTTGTGTAGCGCCGTATATACCTGCTTCATCTAATCCATTTTCTTTTCCGAGTTTTATTATTTCATCACAGGCTTCATCGGATAACCTGTTTGTTTTTGAATACCAGAATGGTACTCTATACGCATGTCGTATCATATTTTTCTCCAAGTATCTTTACACTTGCGTGTACTTAATTCATATAAGTATGCAGGGCGTTTATTGATATATAATATTCCTGCGTATAATTCAGTTCTAGTTGGAGGTCGAGGGAGTTCAAAAGGAAAAGGTATACCTTGAATCCATATCAAAGTAGCGAGTTCTTTAACTTCTACTTTACCTATTAGATGGTATTTTAAATCTGCCTTTACGCTTTTTTCATAGATAAAAAACTTTCCATTTGAATCCACATAAAATCGTCCTCTGTGTTTTATTAAACCACCAAAATTATCTATTTGATGTTTTAAATCATACATATTTTTTAAAGGTGTTCGTAATCTTCTTTCACCTATACTTTGTCCTTCCACATTTGTATCGTCAAGGACTGCGCCATCAACCCAAAGTATACCATCTCTACGAAGGACTTCGTCAGTATGAACCACATAAAGTGGAAAGCGAATATCTTCTAACTTCATGCTATCAACATACAGTTTGCCCAAGTCTCTCCATCATGTGTAAGAAAAGGTTCACACTTTTCCCAGTCTGTTGGTTCAACAGGGGGTTCTTCGTATGGTGTAGATGTACAACTAAGTATTAGTATTAGTACTAGTATTTTCATTTATTACTATACTCCATGTTAATTTTAGAATGATGTTGTTCGTCTGCTCTGACTTTTATAATTAGATCAGATAATTTTGCATCACTCTCCATGCCATAATAATCTATAGCTAGTTGTGGTGCGGGTATATTTTCTACTTCCCCGCTTTCTACTAATTTTAAATATTCTGTATAAGACTTGACTGCCTCTTCTTCAAAGTATGCAATCATTCTGTGAGCAGTTCTAAAATCTATTATGTAAACTAGAAAATAGAACCACCAAAATATTCCTTGTGCAACTAGCACTAATAATCTTTCAAACTCGTTTGGTTTTGCGATCTCAATAAAAAACATAAGATGCATACGCTCGTTCTCTGCTTCGTCTAGCATTTCACGAATCTGCGGTCCCCAACCTGTTTTCATCTTTCTAAGACTTTTAAGGTGTAACCACATACCAGCAACCATGCCTGGCACTCCTGCAACTGTTTCTAATACAACTGCTCTGTGTCCATATCTTTTTGCAAAGAAAGTGTCCGCAATAAAGCGGAAAAACTTTGTCATTGATCTAGCAAATGTATCTCTCATTTTCTTTGACTTGCAGCAAGAGGATCTAATAATACTCTTTCTCTTCTTGAAAGTTTAACTTTCTTTGCTAAATTGATTAGTTTTATATGATTAAAGGATCTATCCTCTATAGCTTTTTTAAATATTTCTATATGTTCATCCATTTCCATATTCATTATATCTTCATCAGTATATACTACTAACTTTATTATTCCTTTAGGTTTCATACTTTGCCTCAAATTTTCCGAAGGAGTAATCTTCTCCAACATCAAAGTCACATCCAACTGGACAGTTTGGTATAGACATACCTCTGTCTTTTTGAATACATTGTTTTACTATTTCCATATACTCATCTACATAATCTTCTTCAACTTCTGCTAAAATAGAGTCATGGACAAGAGCAAATATCTTTGCTTTACCACTATCAATTTGATTATGAGCATCAATTGCTCCGAGTAAGTTTACATCAGAAGCAATAGACTGTACTAAGAAGTTAATACCTGACCTTACTTCATGTGATGCAATACCTTTATCTTCAGAGAATACATTTGGTAATCTTCTCTTTCTACCAAAGTGAGAATATATAAATCCATTGTCTTGGATAAATCGTTTGTTATCATCTAACCATCTCTTTAGACCATGAAACTGTTCAAAGTAATCTCGAATAACTGCACTTGCCTCATTCATACTAAAGTATTTTCCTGAGTCTTTGGTAACTTGCTCACTGATCTTTTTCGGACCAGCTCCATACATAATTCCAAACGTAACAGCTTTTGCCATTTGCCTCTGTGTGCCAAACTGTTCTGCAACTTCATCTACCTCGCAAGGAAGATTGAAGACGAGCTTCGCAATGTTTGAGTGAAAGTTTCCACCACTTCGGAATACATCCATTAAGTTTTTATCATTTGCAAGCACAGCCGCACAATATACTTCTGCTGTTGTCAAGTCCATTGCAACTATCTTCTTACCTTCAGTTGCTCGAATACAACCTTTGACAATCGGATTGTCTCTTGGAATCTGTTGCATATTCATTTTACCACTTGATGACAACCTTCCAGAAGTTGTTCCATGCAGGTTGAAACCTGTACGAAGTCTACTATCTCTGTCAAGCTGTGGGTAAATTTTGTCAAGATATGTACTCTTAATCTTAACTTTCTGTCGTATATCAAGCACTAACTGAGGCACTTCATGTTTCTCAGCTAACTCTTTTAATACTTCCGCATCAGTACTGTCCGCACCCGTTCCAGTTTTCTTACCTGTAGGAGTTAGTCCTAAGTAATCAAATAATAAGGCTCGTAGTTGCATTGTACTATTTGGATTGAAGTCTTTACCTTGTGAGTGTTCAAACTCTTTAATAGCTGGATAAGTATATAACTTTTCTATAGCTTCATCAATCTGTTCTTGCATCAATACTGAAGATTTCTGTAGTCTTTCTTTGTCGAAAGGAACTCCTGCATCTTGAATATCTGTTAGAAATCTACAGCCTGGTATAAGAATATCTCTATACACTCCATATAATCTATCATTCTTTACTAATGCATTTTCAAACTTTTGAAATAGTAAGAAGGTACACACTGCATCCATAGCAGCATAGTCTTGCATAATTTCAAAAGGGATCATATCCCAACTAAAACTACCTTTGAGTATACCATTTCTACGGCAGTAGTCATCTATCCACTGATACATACCTTTTTCATAATCTCCATAGGGTGTATACTTAAGGGATAGTTGTTTCAAACCATGTGTGCCTGGGTTCTCGTCTAACATATAGTGTAGTAGCATTGTATCTTCAAATCTTGGAAACTTGAAGTTGAAATGATACTCAAAGAACGCTAAGTCAAATTTAGCATTATGAAATACTACTCTCTTTTTAGTAAATATTTGTTGAAGTAATACTTCTGCTGTTTCGTCAATACACTCACAGTCTATATACGCTCCATGTTCTGGCTCATACGACATACTGATCCCAAGCATATAACCATCTCGGGGATACAATCCAGATGTCTCGGAGTCAAGAGCAATAAAGTCATTTGCATGATCTCTAGCATTGATAAGGAATTGATGAAGTTTTCTTGAATCTGTAATTCCATAACACTTATCATCACCAAGCTTTTGTTGTTTTAATTTACCTTGTGTATATTTTACTATGTTTTCTCTTGATTCTTCCCATGTCTTTTTAGCCTCAGGTTTGAACGCTAACATTGCTGGATTAATTACGGGTAGGTACTTATCATCAATACATCTACCACTATACTCTGTTACAGAGTTTTCTTTTGTAAAATACTTCAGACATTCAGAACCAACAAGTATAATCCAGTCATAGTCATCTTGATTAATCTCAATATCACAATCTCGTTTTAATACTTTCTTTATTGTAGGATCAGAACATAGTTCATACTTATCAAACTCTATTTCATTGTTAAACAGTCTTACATAGTCATTACGACTAGGTTTACTTTCTACTAGGGCTATCTTAGCCATATAATGTCTCCTTTAATTCTTTTACTTTTAATTTGTTCAACGCTCCCGCATCCCCTAATTGTACAGGTAAGCGTATATTTTTTGATAATAACTCTGCTGATTCACAGAGTTCAGCAATACGAGTAGCTGCTTCTTGTCCTGCTTCATCGGGATCAAATAATATATCTACTGCATCTACTCCTTGCATTTTTAGTAATCTTAGTTTGTCAATATCAATATTTCTAGTTCCAAAACAACATACAGCATTTTCTAAGCCTTTGTCGTGAAGATTAATCATATCAAAGATACCTTCTACTAATATTACTCTACCCTTAATGGGGCGGACTCGAGCAGGATACAAAGGTAGCAATGCCTTCGGGGGATGTATTAAATACTTTGGAACATCAGTGGGGGACTGTGTTCTGCAATTAAATGCTACTATTCTACCTGTCAAGTCCTTAATTGGAAAAGAAATTCTACCTGTAAAGGGCTTGTCTGGATGCAAGAATGCATCGAACAGTTTATAACTCTCAGGAGTTATCTCCCGCCAGTTACCCACATAAGGCATAAAGTTCTTTGGCATCTTCAATCCTACAGAAGATGCTCTTTTTTCTTCGATTTTTCGTCTGACTTTTTCTCTACGAATGTCTAATGGATTTGAAGGGGCATCAAAGTGATTGAATAAGTTACCCTTAAAGCCACACGAAAAACAGTTAAATACTCCAGTAATTCTATCAATTCTCATACTAGGATTACTGTCATCATGCTCAGGATTTAAGCACGAAACAATTGCGTCTGCTGGAGACAACTTATATGGTATCTTTCGTTCTTGTAATAGTTCTTCTACTGTCATAAGTTAAAATATACTGCGACTATTAGTGCTATTCCAAAAGTAGGCACTAATAAAACCATAAGATATAGCAGTGCGTTTGCAAAATGTTCTAATATTCTCATCATCTAAAATATACCTCTACCATAAGTAATATTGCAATTACTGGAATTGAAAGCACTACTGCTAGTGTTGTTGCATAAAAGAAATGCCATAATATTCTGCTCATTATGCCTCCTTATCAATATCCCACTTGACTCTTCTCAAGTGAGGGTTTTGTTGTAATCTGTCTTGTTCTTCTTGTTTCTTCCATGCTCTTAGCCATGAAGCACCATCTCTTTCTGCATCAACAAATACTGCATTTGTAAATCCGATTGGTAATATCACAGCCACATGAACAAAGATACTTGTTATTGTATCATAACCAAGCCACCCTATATAGTAGCTTCCTAGAAAACCAAAGTATAGACTCCATGCTGTAAATAATACTAAAGTAAAATATAACTGAAGACTTGGATCACCTATGTGTCGTAGAGGATTATATCTATTATCCATGACCAATCTCCAATAATATACAATACCTAGAGTAGTTTTTCTAAATAATTTGTTCATAATTTTTTGTGTTTCCATCCTTTTAATTGATCTCCAAGTGCCTCAAACTCTGTCATCTTCTTACCACTTGGATCTTCTTCGTGTTCATAATACTTACTTTTCCAAGCAAGTTCTACCATTTGAAACCATATTGCTATGGCTTTGTTTCTAAATTCTTTATCTCCCCATAAGTAAAACATATTCCACCATTCTTTTTGAAATTTGTATACTTCTATTTCCATTGTTTTAAACATCCATCCATCTGAATGTGTCTTTACTATCTCTAACATTGCTCTTAGTCTTTGACTTCCTGCAATAGGATAATAACTAGGCATGGTTAGTATTGGGGATTTCATACCATGCTCTATCAAACTTTCCATGAGAGGTTCATTAATCGGTACTTTGTGAATATTTTCACGCACAGTTGGTTGATTCAATAAAAACTTTACTGATCTTTTCTCTACATCGAAAGGTGGCAGAGCTATTAACTCTGCCGTTTCTTTACTAATTCTATCGGCCGCCACTGTTCCTTACTTTTCTCCATAAGCCATGTCGGCGTCTTTTTTCTATTTCCATACGAATCATGTATGTTCTGATTAATGCTACTACTGTTAAAATAAAGGTAGTAGTTATAGATATAAGAAATGCACTTGTCCATCCCCATTGTTCTATCATTAGCCATAACATAAATGTTTGTAACGGAAAGTTAATTGCTATTGCAACACCTACTTGAACTACTGATTCTTGTAGTGCTGCTTTCTCTGTTTTAGTCATTTATTTCGTCCCATAGTTGTTCTTCGAGTTCTGCCTCATAAATTATTCTGAACTCTTCAATTGTTGGTGTCATCACTTTTACTGGTGAATTCATCAACCCTCTTACATGTCTAGTGTATGCGATTAATAGTTGTTGTTCTGTATATAATATCATATGTCGTCTACGTTTTCTCCTGTTGCCATATTATCTTTAATTGCTTCTCGTTCTTTAGGATTGATTGCTGATTGAGGTCCAATCTTCAAGGTTTCCCAATCGACTGTACTTGTAAAACTCTCCATACGATTACTTCTCATTTTGACACAATTAAATGTCATACACTCATCCTGCTGCTCCCATGTCTCTAATGCATAGGCAGCATCTGCTGCATCAAGAATACCTTTTGCAAACCTAGCTTCTCCACTTGCATCCGTTTGATAGGGTGCAAAGACAAGCGTTTCATATTCTTGTGCATATAATTTCATTTTCTTACTAACTTCTATCTGTTCTGTCCAGTCATATTGACCTGAGCGACTTGGTGCATTGTGGCGACGAACTTGGTTTAGATAGTCTACTATTACTACTCCGACATCTAGTTGATTGACTTTCTTATCTAATTCGGACTGAATTTTAGAAAGTGTAAGGGCTGGATCATAAATAACATCTAACTGTCTTTCTTTATGTAAAGGAAGTTTTGTTAAGGCTTTGTGGAATGATTCAAAGTCATGAGTTTGTTGAAACTCTGGCAATAATTCATGTCCGCCATCAAAACGACCTGCCCACCAGCCACCAACCATATCCCATTCATGAGCAGAAAGGACTTTATTCCTTAATCTAGAGAATGGGATCTTTGTAGCAATAGAACATATTCTTTGAAGTATTGATCTGCTGTCCATCTCAATCGTAAAATACAAGGCACTACGCCCAGATTCATACACATTGGATGCTAAATTACAACAAGTCAATGACTTTCCTGAACCTCGTCGTCCACCCACAAGCACTAAGTCTTTGGGA